AGATGCAGCATTAGATGCAGCTAGTTTTGTTCCAGGTCCAGCAGGATCAGCAGCAAGTTTAGCTTCTGCTGGAATGTCTCTATCTAGAGGCGACTATGTTGGTGCAGCACTAGATGCAGCCGGAGCATTACCAGTTGTAGGATACGCGGCTAAAGCTGCAAAAGTTGCTAAGTTGGCTAAAACTGCAAAAGCAGCCAAAGTGGCCGATAAAACAAATGATGCTGCAAAAGCTAGAAGATTATCTTCCATTGAAAAAACAAGAACAAAAAATAGACAAAAAGAAGTAAAAGATTTAACTAAAACAAAAAGAAGACCAGGATTATTAAGTAGAATAGGCAAAAGATTATCAAGGGCGGCCGCCGGCGTTGGCGCATTAGGAGGTTCAGGTAATAATTCTAGTGCTACACCAGATAAAACTTATGGTACATCTAGAAGAGAACTTGGTCGTCCTCAAAGCACATCATCTTTCTCTCAAGCTAGACAAGGTGACTATGCCACAAGACAAACATCTGACATGAAGAACCAAAGAACAGCTTTAAGTATGTCAGAATCTAATGTAAGAGCTTTGAAGAGTATTGCAGAAGGTGAAGAAAAGACATTGACATTTAGAGATGGTAGTCAAACTAGTGTGAATTATCTTCTTGCTAAAGAAATAATAAATATATATGAATCAGTTAACAAAAATAATAAGCAGCTAATGGCAAATATGCTGAACGAAAGTTTTGATTCTTTCAAGAAAGTAAGCAAGTTTGTGGTTAGCAATAGGAAATAAAAGAGATGGCAAATATCATTAGAGAACATAGAATTGTTGACAACAACAAAAGATCATTGATTAAGTACGTAATGATATCTGACGGTACTGCTGAATCAAATAGTAAGCTAGTTGATGCATCTACTCTTTCTGGTGCTTTGAATGTCAACAATCAGTTGATGTTAAGCAATACTCACCCAAGAACAAACTATAGAACAACCATCAAGCGAGTATTTGGCCAAGCAAAAGCAAACGGATATTTCACGATTAATTGGCAAGGTGATTCTAATTCTGAAATTGTTACCATATCAAATGGCAGTTTCGATTACAACTTTGAGAACCTTGGCGATAATGCAGTAATTCCAAATCCAGAAGCAAATGCAACAGGCGATATTCTTCTGACTTCTTACAATAACAAAACTGGCGATTCATTCACACTATTTGTAGACCTTCGTAAGAACAATGAAGATTATCATGCTGGTCAGTTTAGTGATCCTGTAGCATTCAATAGAGGCCCAGCAGCACCATGACTAAACTAGTTAAGAACATCTTTGAGAAGAATTTTGATTTAGCTAATCAACTGGCAGAAGAAAAGATTGTTGGAATCTTGGAGCAAAAGCTTGTTGAGATGAAGAAGATGATTATGGCAAAAGAACAGCGTCAAGCATGGACAGGTATGCCTGGTTCTCGTCAAGAAAAGTTGTATAGAGATGTTTTAGAAGAAGATGATCTAGAAGAAATGGATTTATCTAAAGAACCTTCAGCAATGGATGATATTGAAGATCGAAGAACATCTGTTGTGCAGAATCAAAATAAGACTTCTTTGCCAGGCACACAAAATACAAATGATGAAGGCAAAGGTGATCTTAAGACCACTGTTATTCAAAAGAACATGAATAAATTAAAAGAAAGTGATGATATGGGTCCCGTAAGGGCTAGAGAACGTGTCAATGATTATAGAAACAAAAAATCAGGAAAAGAAATATCTTCTACAAAACATCCTGGAGAAGAGTGGGAATTAGTAAAAAAAGAATCACTAGAAGAAGCACGTATCAAGATTGTCAAAGCTCGTATTCGTGGTGGTAAAATTCAACGCCGCAAGAAAGTATCTAATGTTCCAGGCATGACGTTTAGAGGCGGAAAACTAACAAGAATGTCACCAGCTGAACGTAGACGCCGTAAGATGGGACAACGCAAAGGTAAAATGAAGAGAAGAGCCAAAATGGTTCGAGCATTAATGAAGCGCAGACGTTCATTACAAAAAAGAAGAACACTAGGATTAGGCTAATGAAACTCATTAAAGAAGAAGTTTTAAATGTAAGATATCTTACTGAAACAGTGAACGGCAAGAAAGAGATGTTTATTGAAGGCATCTTTATGCAAGCCGAAAAGCAAAATCGAAACGGTCGTGTGTATCCAAAGGCCGTTTTAGGAAGAGAAGTTGAAAGATACAATAGAGATTATGTAAACAAAAATAGAGCGTTTGGAGAATTAGGTCATCCTGATTCGCCCCAAATCAATCTAGATCGTGTCTCACACATGATCACGAAACTTTATCCAGATGGCAACAACATTATGGGTAAAGCAAAAATCTTAGATACTCCCAATGGCAAAATAGTCAAAAGTTTGTTAGATGGAGGAGCAAGTCTAGGTGTGTCAACGAGGGGCGTAGGGTCTCTCAAGCCGCATAATGGCTATCAACTCGTTCAAGACGATTTTCATCTCGCTACAGCAGCAGATATCGTCGCTGATCCTTCTGCTCCAGATGCCTTTGTTCAAGGCATCATGGAAGATGCAGACTGGGTTTTAACTAATCAAGGTTGGAAAGCAATTCATCAAGATAAGGCTAAGAAGATGCTAAGAGAAGCTTCTCAGTCAGACATTGAAGATGTTGCTCTAAAAATCTTTGAAAACTATCTATCAAAACTTTAGGAAATATAAATAATATAAAATAAGGAGAAATCTAAACATGGGTAAGTCACTCACTGAAACAGCAAAGGCTATCCTGATGAAGGAAGAAGGAGCATATCCTTCTGTTAGCCCAATGGGCGCAGGAAGCCCAGAACGCGATTCTAATTCTACTACACCTGCTAAGTCATCACTTAAGCCAGGTTCACCTGAAGGCCAGATCGTAAATCCTGGTGCCTCTTCTACAACAGGAAATCAGGCACAAGATTTGGGTCCAGCTTTGGTGAATAATACAGATGTTCCTCCATCAGCTAAGGCTGCTGGTTCTATAAAGAAGGATTCTAGCAAGTCTTCTATGTCAAAAGTTGCTGCTGAAAAGTCAAAGAAGCAGGCCGAAGTCATGGAAGAAGAGGAAGAAGTATCAGGTGAAGTTGTAACCGAAGAAGAAATCAACGAAGAAGATGATATTGAACTTTCAGAAGAACTAGTAGAGTTCATCGATGCGATGATTGCGGAAGGCGCTTCTGAGGAAGAAATTGCAACAGCTATTGAAGAAAATTTTGAACTTGTCGAAGCTAAGTCGGATAAAGAAGAAGACGAAGAAGAAGATGAGGATGAAGAAGATAAGGAAGAAATGTCTGAGTCAGCTTTGAGCGACTATGAAGTTAATATGGAAGAAGACATGAACGCTCTATTTTCTGGCGAAGAACTTTCAGAAGAGTTCCAGTCAAAAGCTAAGACCATCTTCGAATCTGCTGTAAAGCGCAAGCTAGAAGAAGAACTTGCAAAGATCGAAGAAGCTTATGTTCAGACACTAGAAGAACAGGTAGCTTCAATTCAAGAAGAACTATCATCAAATGTAGATGATTATCTAAACTATGTTGTTGAACAGTGGATGTCTGAAAACGAGGTCGCTATTGAAGCTGGCCTACGTACAGAACTAACAGAAGACTTTATCTCTGGTCTAAAGGCGCTATTCGAAGAGAATTATATTGATATTCCAGAAGATAAGGTTTCCGTTGTTGAAGAACTAGGAAATAAAGTATCTGAACTTGAATCCAAGCTAAACGAAGAAATCGAAACAAACGTTCAGCTAAACAAGATGCTTAACGAAAGCCGTAAGGTAGAAGTTCTAAACCAGATGGTTGAAGGGCTAACTGCTGTTCAGGCCGATAAGTTGAAGACTCTTGCAGAAAATGTTTCATTCGAAAACGTAGAAGAGTATGCTCAAAAGGTATCTACTCTAAAAGAAAGTTATTTCCCAACTTCTGGCGTAAATGCTCCAAGAGAACTTGATTCTATTGAAACAGGCACAGAAGGCAAGACAATGATAGCCGAAGAGTTAAACGGTCCTATGGCAAATTATGTTCGCGCCCTAGGCAAGTCTCTTCCTAAGTAATAAAAAATATAAATAATATAGAGATTCTTTAAAGGAGAACTAAAAATGTATCTTTCAGAACAACTAGAACAGAAGTGGTCGCCAGTTCTTGACCACGATGGTCTTAACAAGATTAAGGACCCATATCGTCGTGCCGTAACTGCCATGATTCTTGAGAACCAGGAAAAGGCAATGGCCGAAGAAGGTCGCATTCTTACAGAATCCGCTCCAGTAAACAACTACGGTGGCGGAAACATCGCATCATACGATCCAATCCTTATTTCTTTGGTTCGTCGCGCTCTTCCAAACCTAATGGCTTATGATATTTGCGGCGTTCAGCCAATGACAGGTCCAACAGGACTTATCTTCGCTATGCGTTCCAAGTACAAGACACAGACTGGTGATGAAGCATTGTTCAACGAAGCTAACACAGCTTTCTCAGGAACAAACGCTCTAGGTGCTAACGGTAACACACGCGGCACATTCTCTTCTTCATATCCAATCGGCAACACAAACCCAGTTCTTGATCTAAGCACAGCTTCAACATACGGTGTTGGCACAGGCATGACAACTGCTCAGGCCGAAGCTCTTGGTGACGTTTCAACAAACATGTTTGCTGAAATGGCATTTGCTATCGATAAGGTAACTGTCACAGCACGTTCACGCGCTCTAAAGGCAGAATACACAATGGAACTTGCTCAGGATCTTAAGGCCGTTCATGGTCTAGACGCTGAGACAGAACTAGCCAACATTCTTTCAACAGAAATCTTGGCTGAAATCAACCGTGAAGTTGTTCGTTCTATCTATCGTTCAGCTACAATCGGCGCTCAGTACGGCGTAACAACTGCTGGTACATTCGACCTTGACACAGACTCAAACGGCCGTTGGTCAGTTGAAAAGTTCAAGGGTCTTGTATTCCAGATCGAACGTGAATGCAACGCAATCGCTAAGGCAACTCGTCGTGGTAAGGGTAA